TGCGCAGAGCAGCCGCCAAAGAGATGGCTGACAACTGGATGGAAGAGCTAAAAGCCGGCAACAAGATGGACGAAGCTGAAGAAGATTTGGAAGCAATGTTGGCTGAAATCTTAATTGGTGAAGAATCACCAGAAGAAAGAGTCATGAAGACAATGCCTTCGTACAAGTTAGCACGAAAACTTGGTGGCGCAGTTCAACAAGGAAAAGAAATGTTTGATAAAGGTGTAAACACAGTAAAACAAGCATTTACACCTCCACCAGCAAAGAAACCAACACAACCTATGTCAGTTATGCCAGAAGGTAAAGAAGAATGAAAACATTTAAAAACTACCTACTAGAAGAAGAACAAGCCAACGAAACCCCTGGCGTTGGTGATGTTTTTGAACTAGAAATGGCTCGTGACGAGACCCTAATTGAAACCACTGTGGTAGAAGTGTTAGAAGACGGTATTGTTATCAACGCAGATGATACGGTTATGAAAATGTTTGAAGATGCTGGCTACTTGCAAGAGTACAAGACTGATGGTCCAGTGCCAAGCGGTGGTAGTAAGAGTCCAGTAGGCAGTAATACAGTTTATAAAAAAGTAAACACCGAGCAGTCTCCTAAAGACGCACTAGCTGAAGAAGAAATGAACGAAGGCAAGATGAAAGAATTACTCGGTGATGTTAACGAACTAACACACGACGAATTCAAAGCCAAATACAACATGTCCAAGGACGAAGCAAGAGAAAAGTTTGACATTAAAGACGAACAAGAGCTTGATGAAATGTCAGCTATGCGTCGATTGGCTGGTATGATGCAAGACAAAGAAAACATCAAGAACACACGCATTCCTAGTCATGACGAACGCAGAATACAAGTTGATCTAATAGATCTTAGTGATGAAGAGTTTGAAGCCAAGCACAAAATGTCAAAGGCACAAGCAAGAGAACAGTTCGACGAAGCACACGATGCTAGTGCAGAAGAAGAAGATAAGTTTCATACCGAACTAGATGATCTTGTACACAAAACTTTTGGACACAGTTCAGACGAACGTGGTGAAAAGATGAGCGAACCTACCCAGGACGCATTCCAAGAACTTAAAGATTACGCTGAAACAAGCGGCGGCATAGACAAGGAAGAGTTCGAGAAAGCGGCTTATCTTGTTAAAGCAATGGGCAAACCACACCTTAAAGATAAAGCAGAAGGCATGCTGGATGATCTTATTGGCAAAATGGACTCGGACCCACGTGACAAAGTAATACAAGTGTTAGCACGTCACATAGATTTAACTTTCCTAAAGAATTTACTCAATGAAGGCAAAGTAAAAGAAATGCTTCTTGCTATGGAAGAGCTTACAGACGAAGAGTTCAACGCAGAGTACGGCATGTCAAAAGCAGAAGCAAAAGAAAAGTTTAATTTAGACGAAGCAGAATACCAAGGACGTACTGTTAAACTAAACAAGCCAACACGTGGTGATGTTAAGAAGTTTAAGGTTTATGTAAAAGATCCAAAGACAGGCAATGTTAAAAAAGTCAATTTTGGACACGGTGGCACAAGTGCTAAAAAGGCCGGCCAAAAAACAATGAGTATTAAAAAGAGCAATCCAGCAAGAAGAAAAAGTTTTAGAGCACGTCATAACTGCGATAATCCAGGTCCCAAGACCAAAGCTCGTTACTGGAGTTGCAGGGCTTGGTAGTGTAGTACATTTAGTAATATAAAATAATAATAATTACAGTAATTCAAAAGGAGTAATCAAGATGCAACACAATGAGTATGACGTAACCGTCATTAAAGTAGTTGATGGCGATACAGTAGACGTAGACATTGATTTGGGATTTGGCGTTTGTTTAAAAGATGAACGTGTGCGAATCATGGGAATAGATACCCCAGAGTCAAGAACAAGTGATAAAGTAGAAGACTTGTTTGGTGAAGCCGCCAAAGCAAGATTAAAAGAACTTATGAAGCACGGTGGTAAACTTATTACCACAGAAGACAAAAGTGGTGAGGATATGAAAGGCAAGTTTGGACGTATCCTAGGTGACTTCAAAGTAGAATACAACGGCGAAATGAAACGTGTAACTGAAATCATGGAAGCAGAAGGACACTGTGTTCCTTACTTCGGTGGAAGCAAAGAAGATACACAAGCGGCACATGAAGTTAACAGAAAGCGTTTACTAGCAGAAGGCATTGTTACTCAAGAAGCGTATGAAAAAGCAGTCAAGAAGATGGAAAAGAAGTAACTTAGAAATTGTAGTCTGTGGCGACAGTTTCTGTTCACGTGATGAAAATGCTCCGGGCAAACACTTCAGTGAACAACTTGAAGGCACAGTAATAAACCTAGCACGTGGCGGGATATCCAATTCCGCCATTTTTATGCAACTACACAAAGCATTAGCACTAGACCCAGATGTAATCATTTATTCTGTAACAGATCCTGCTAGAATGACTGTACCAGCAAAACCAAATTGGAATGCACAGTTTTCTCCAGGTAACCCACTAGCAAACATTAGATACGACGTAAACGGACCAGAGCCTTTTGTGAGCCATACTATCCCTTGCATAATGGGAGAAATGGATTTAGGATTGGACCCTGCTGTAATCGACGCTGTTAAAAGTTATTTTAATGTGTTGTATGATGCAATGTTGCAGGACTTTTTGGATAGAGAAATGTTTGCAGGGTACAAGAGTCGTGCTGAACAACAAAACATACAGGTAATTAATCTTAATAATCAAGTCACTGAAGTGTACAATGAAGCAAGGGATCTAAACGACAATCCTGTGCCTGAAGTGTTTCACACTACCTATCCTACACAAACACTAGCCGCTGAGAAGATTATGAGCATAATCGGTACATAAATAATAATATGACCATAGCAGAACTACAACGACTAGCAGGAATTACTGAGAAGAAGAAATCAAAGTCTTTCAGTAATATCAGTTATACTGCAAACGAAAAAGCTAAAATAATGAAAAAGCGGAAAATTAAACCAGGCACACCTGAATGGTTTAAACTCTGGTTCAGCCGCCCATATCTCACAGGTGAGAAGCCTTACTAAGCAACCTTTGCTTTAAGTCCCAAATATTGTTCCCACTTAGGGTCTTTGATTTCCACAGGACTGTTGCGCCATGCTGATGCTAGTCCCCAGTAGTCTGGTTTAAACGGTTTGCGTACTGGCTTTTGTAATTTATCAGCCTTGCGAGTATTACACCCTTTGCAAGAAGTTACACAGTTCTCCCAAGAAGTTTTACCACCGCGGGCACGTGGTATAACATGGTCTATGGATAAATCCTTAAAGTCAAATGCATCTGTACAGTATTGACACTGGTATAAATCACGCAAATAAATATTTGCTCTGCTAAAACGTACATAACGTTTAGGATTAAAGTATTCCTTGGTAACTGCTACACTAGGCACATTTAAGGTAAGTTTTTCGCTGTTTACGTGCCAATCTGGGTAGGTTTCTAGCACTTGTATGCGCCCTAAGAACATTAATTTGATTGAGTGGTGCCAATGTATTACAGACAGTGGTAGGACTGATATAGGGGTGTAATCTTTGTTAAGTAAGAGTGTATGTGCCATAAGTAATAGTATATAAAGTATATATCATCATGTCAAACGAAGCGAACATTATTAAGACTCCTTATCAGAAGGTAAACTTCACACAGGAGCAAATACAAGAATTTATGAAGTGCGCAGACCCAGACACAGGGCCAGAACACTTTATGAGTAACTATTTTAATATACAGCATCCTGTTAAAGGCAAGATGGTGTACAAGCCGTTTGAGTATCAAAAGAGATTAATTGATGCGTATCACAAAAATCGTTTCAGCATAAGTCTAATGCCAAGGCAGACTGGTAAAACAACCAGTGCCGCGGGCTATTTGCTGTGGCGGGCCATGTTTAAATCAGACAGCACAATTCTTATTGCCGCACACAAGTACACAGGTGCGCAGGAGATTATGCAACGTATTAGATATGCGTATGAACTATGCCCTGACTTTATACGTGCTGGTGTAGTGAGCTATAACAAAGGAAGTATAGACTTTGAAAATGGGTCACGTATTGTTTCACAAACAACCACTGAAACAACTGGACGAGGTATGTCCATTACACTACTATACTGTGACGAGTTTGCATTTGTGAGACCTACTATTGCCCGTGAGTTTTGGACATCCATATCGCCTACACTCAGTACTGGTGGTCAGGCAATTATCACATCAACTCCAAACAGTGATGAGGATCAGTTTGCGTTTATCTGGAAACAGGCCAACAAAAACATTGACGAATATGGCAACCCAACTGTTGATGGGCTAGGAGTAAACGGATTCTTTGCATACCAATCAGATTGGTGGGAACATCCCGACAGGGACGACAAGTGGAAAGAAGAAGAAATAGGACGTATTGGCGAAGAACGTTTCCGACGTGAACACGGCTGTGAATTCTTAATATACGATGAAACACTGATCAACAGCACCACACTGATTGACATGGAGGGCAAAGACCCTATAGAAAAACAAGGCCAAGTACGTTGGTATAAAAAGCCCGAAAAAGGTAAAACATACGTAGTGGGATTGGACCCAAGTCTTGGCACAGGTGGTGACCCTGCGGCCATACAAATATTCGAGTTGCCCACCATGATACAGTGCGGCGAGTGGCAACACAACAAAACACCTATACAGCGACAAATTGTTATACTTAAAGAAATCTGTGATCATATTGCAGAACTAACAGGAAAAGCCACTGACATCTACTACAGCATAGAAAACAATACACTAGGCGAAGCAGGACTAGTAGTAATTGCTGAGATGGGCGAAGAGAATATCAAAGGAACATTCCTTAGCCAACCTGTTACCGCAGGGTCGTCAAGATTGCATCGTAAAGGCTTTACCACAACCAACAAAAGTAAAATTACAGTTTGTTCAAAGTTTAAAAGTTTAATTGAAGGTAAAAAGATGACTATTCATAGTCAAAATTTAATTAGTGAACTTAAAACATTTGTAGCACATGGTGCTAGTTTTAGTGCGAAACAAGGCGAGCGTGATGATTTGGTAATGGCCAGTTTGTTAACATTACGGATGACGCAGGCATTGCAGAGTTTCGATAGTGAATTAGATAGTCACATGCGCGACAACGCAGAAGATTTTCAAGCACCAATGCCTTTTATAATGATATGAAAATTACCTCTGTTGACGAACAATATAATTTATTCTTAGTGGAAGACATTTACCCGCAGGATCTACTTGACCAAGTTGCTCAGGAAGATTTTATGAGCTATAATTGGGAGTTGCAAGAAGGACAATTGGATTGGCCTAGACGAAAATTATTACCACATCATGACAGCATATTGTTTGAATTGGATAAGCATCTGAATACGCTACGTCTTGATATTGCAGATTCGATGAATGGACACTTTCCGGAATATGATTGCTGGAGTAGTTTTTGGCTTGATTACTCTCCATATACTTGTAAAATACATACAGATGGTGACTTACCAACAGCAATGCAGATATATCTGTTGGATAATGCAGGGGCAGAGCACGGTACAGTGTTTTATAACCCAGACGAAACAATACGTTACACATTCCCTTATAAGGTTAATACAGGTTACTTGATGATCAAGGGACCGGATCAATATCATGGAGTTCCTACTGTACTCCCCGAAGGTCAGTTGCGACTAAGCAGTTACACTTACTTCGGCCCTTTTACGCATAAATAATGTAATGCGTGAATTAGATAACATATCAGCTTCTTTATTTGAAAAAATCCGTGCTCGCTTTGACAATATTAGTTTGGGCAACAACAAAGCCAATCGTACTAGCGATCCTGAACGTGCAAGATTTTTTAACTTTGATTATATAGGAGAAGATGGAGAGAACTACGGAAATGTTACTGTTAGCGTAATTGACGAAGAATCTCTTAAAGTTTATTACGGTGTAAATATCACAGAAAAAATGTCTAATCTTGATACAAAAAAATGGTTTGACTTTTTAAAAGATTTGCGCAAGTTTGCGAAAAGAAATATGTTAAATTTTGATGTTAGAGATATAAACCGTAGCAATCTTGATTTGCGGAATCTAAAACAACAAAGTTCCGCTGACGGTACTTTTGATACTGACGAACTAGTAGCAGAGGCAAAGTTATACGGCGACAATAGAGATAAGCATACCAGTTATGCGGACCTAGGTGAACACAAGATTATTATCAAGCACGTAGAATCAGTAGATCCAGACAAACATGGTGCCCGTGCTAGAAACATCAGTAAGATTTTTATCGAAACTCCTGTAGGCGAACGTTTCCTCTTAGACCATAAAAACTTGCATGGTGCCAGAGCATTAGCAAATCACCTAAATCGTGGTGGAGAGATTAACGATAACGGTAGCGAAGTTATTGCTGAAATGGTTAAAGAAATGAGTGCTATGCGACACTTTGCTCGTAGCATGAACAACAGAACATTTGAAGATACAGAAACAACACGCATGGTTGAAGCGGCAATAGGTCGCTATCAAGAAGTTAAAAAGAATTTAGAAAGTTTCAAAGGACGTAATGGTCACGCATTGCTTTTACAAATGGCAGAAAACTATGCCAAACCAGAAGATAATGTTGATATAGATGAAATGCGTGAACGTTTTGTTAAGAAGATTTTTGACGATAGGCTTAATGACGCATTGCCATATGTTCATAGAGCATATACAAGTCAATTTGAAGATTGGGCTACAGACGTTACAGAAGAAACATTTGGCCCGGCTGCAACCGATAAGCTGACGGAACTATTCGACGATCCAATCACAGTTGGTGTTGACGGACAGGATGCTATTGCCGCAATAGCAGGTATTAGTTTTGTTGATAACGATGATTTATCAGCTCAGTTACAAGATTTAAGCAAGCAAGGACCAGATGTAGATGCAAGGCCTATGATTGCTGCCTGGCTAGCCCAAAACGGTGAACCAGACCTAGCAGAAGAACTTGAAGCAATACTGCAATCACAAGCAGTAAACACAACCGCTCCTGCACCCCGCCCACAAGAACCAGACAATGACACTTACGGTGATACCACAATGCCAGCTGGTAATACTGATCCAGTAATGAATGAATTCCAGGGCACAGAGATTGACCATAAGATACACGGACTAACCAAACAGTTAGACACTAGCAGACCTAAAACTGCTGAGTTAGAAGATGAACTTGATGCAAGAAAAAAGAGTTCAGACAATCTTAAACAAGTTCGAGACATTATTACCAAAGAATCAGCAGATGATTTAGACATGATTCGTTGGTTAAGTGGTTTGGACAAAAAATAATAAATTTCTCTTTGACAAGATAAATAATACTGTTATAATGTTGCACAGTGCAATGTTATATCTAGGCACATTTATTAAGGCAATTTTATTAAGGAGAAACATATTATGGCAACATCATTGGCTGAAATTAGAGCAAAACTACAAGCGCAAGACACACGCAGTGCAGGCGGAGGAAGATCCCCAGGCGACAACGCCATTTATCCGCATTGGAACATATCAGAAGGTTCCAGCACTAGAATTAGATTCCTACCAGACGGCAACGCAAGCAACGACTTCTTTTGGGCAGAACGTTTGATGATCAGACTTCCATTTGCTGGAGTTAAAGGTCAAGCAGACAGCAAGCCTGTGATTGTACAAGTACCCTGTGTAGAAATGTACAAAGAAGCATGCCCCATTCTAGCAGAAGTGCGTGGATGGTTCAAAGATGCAAGTTTGGAAGACATGGGTCGTAAGTACTGGAAGAAGAAAAGTTACTTGTTCCAAGGTTTTGTGCGAGAAAATGCTCTTGCTGATGACAAGGCTCCAGACAATCCTATTCGTAGGTTTGTTATTAGCCCACAGATCTTTAATTTGATCAAAGCGGCACTTATGGATCCAGAGTTGGAAAACCTTCCAACAGACTACACAGCAGGACTAGATTTTACAGTTACAAAAACCAGCAAAGGTGGCTATGCAGACTATAGCACCAGCAAGTGGAGTAGACGTGAATCTGCACTAACAGCAGACGAACAAGCGGCTATTGACACACATGGTTTGTACAATCTAACAGACTTCTTACCAAAACAACCTGGAGAAGTTGAACTTAAAGTAATCAAAGAAATGTTTGAAGCCAGCGTCGACGGCGAAGCATATGATGCAGAGCGTTGGGGTCAGTATTATAGACCAGCAGGCATGATGGTAACAAACACGGCACCAGCAACACAGAGCGCAGACTCATCACCTTCTGTAGCACAACCTACGCCTAGTGCAGAGACTGCTACACCCGCTCCAGTTGTTGAGGCCGCACCCGCTACTGCTGCCGAACCTGTAACAGCAGAAGCACCTGCTAGTGACTCCAGCAAACGTGCTGAAGACATACTAGCAATGATTAGAAATCGTTCCAAGTAATCAAAAGGAACTTGTGTTAAATGTTATCTCAAATTGATAACATTCTTTTCCCGGACCGTTGTGAGGTATTAGAAGTTGCCCCACAACGGTTTGTTTTTCCTATACACAAAAACGGATCAACAAGTTTACACAAATCCAGGTTTAGAACGTTAACCTTAGATGAAATAAAGAACCTCACTGTGGTGGAGGTATTTGTTCGCGACCCTATAGGACGATTTGAGTCTGGAGCTCAAAAGTTCATGGATGAAATGTTACTAGAAGGATGTGAACTAGAAACAACAGCACACTTTATCCACAATTATCTTTTTTTAAATAATCACTATGCACCACAGTTTTTTTGGATTATGAACTTGCAACGGTTTACTACTGCCAAAATCAAGATTAATCATGTAAGTAAACTCAGCGATGTGACCAAGTATCACGAGAACAAGTCAGCAGAAAAAGATCCTCTGATTAATTCGGATAATCCTAAGATACAGTTTTATTATAAACTAGATCAAGTATTAGT